TAACCAGTCCCTACTGGATAGTCAGGGGCGTGTTGTGCGTACTTGGGCTGACATCCTTAACCAAGCTAACCTTGGATTTGAAGTCATGCACGAACGTAATGCGCACAACTTTCCGCTAGACCTGGCTTCTGTTGAAGCTACTCCTGTCGCACTGACTGCACCTACTGTCGGTTAATCTCCCGTCCGTTCATCCCCTACAAAGGGACGCATGAAGCTTGATCATGGAACGGGGGTCAAGCACTTGGAGATTAATCATGGCTGTTCAAGTCACCTACAAGTATCGCGGCGTTTCTTACACTAAAACCATTCAACGTTAATGGCGCATCAATCTAAAAAAGCTAAAGCAAACGTAACTAAACTTGATCCAACTCAAACAGATCAAGTCTTCAAACGTTGTGGACACTGCGGAGATAAAAAACCGGAGTGCCGTAAACAAAAGAAATGTCTTAAAGATCTTCTTTAAATAACGGGAGTCAGGCACCTCAGAGTCGGACCTGGCTCCTATTGGCGTTGGCCCTTACGAGGACACCCTTCGCCGTCTAGACGGTGGGATAGACCACAAAATATAAACCAAAAAATTTTTCCAAACGTTTGGGAGCAAGTATCTTAACTTTACTCCTTTAAAATGGCACATCAATCTGCTACTCTGACCACGAGTCTGACTCGTCCTGGTCAATCTAACGGTGCGGGTGACGCCCGCGCTCTGTATCTCAAGCTTTTTAGCGGTGAGATGTTCAAAGGTTTCCAGCGTAACGCTATCGCTCGTGACCTTGTTATGAAGCGGACTCTGCGTAACGGCAAGTCCCTGCAATTTATTTACACCGGTCGCACGACCGCTGAGTATCACACCCCTGGCAACGCTATCCTGGGCAACAGCGATGGCGCACCTCCGGTGGCTGAGAAGACTATCACCTGTGATGATCTTCTGATCTCCAGCGCTTTCGTGTATGAGTTGGACGAGGTTCTTTCTCACTACGATCTTCGTAGCGAGATCTCCCGTAAGATCGGCTATGCTCTCGCTGAGAAGTATGACCGTCTGATCTTCCGTGCTCTGACCCGTGGTGCACGTGCTGCATCCCCCATCACCAAGGCTAGCTTCGTTGAGCCTGGTGGTACTCAGATCCGTGTTGGTTCTAGCACTAACGCTTCTGATGCCTACAACGCTTCCAACTTGGTGACTGCATTCTATGATGCAGCTGCTGCTATGGACGAAAAGGGTGTCAGCCAAGACGGTCGTGTGGGTGTTCTGAACCCCCGTCAGTACTACGCTCTGATCCAAGCTGTTGGCACCAATGGTCTGATCAACCGTGACGTTCAAGGTTCTGCTCTGCAGTCCGGTCAAGGTATCATCGAGATCGCTGGTATCAAGATCTACAAGTCCATGAACATTCCGTTCTTCAGCCAGTATGGCACGAAGTACGGTACTGGTTCTGCTACCAACCCCGGTATCACCGATCCTGGTAACACCGGTTCGTTTGTGTCTGAAGCTATTGAAGACGCCGCTGCTGATGTCACTGGCATCAACAACGAGTACGGTGAAGAAACCGAATTCGCTAACAGCTGCGGTCTGATCTTCCAGCGTGAAGGCGCTGGTTGTGTTGAGGCTATTGGTCCTCAGGTCCAAGTCACCAGCGGTGACGTCTCCGTGATTTATCAGGGTGACGTGATCCTGGGTCGTCTTGCCATGGGTGCTGATTACCTGAACCCTGCTGCTTGTGTGGAACTGTTTGCTGGTACCGCTACCAAGCCTGCCGCATTCTGATCCAACTAAATATTTGTTCAACGGGAGCTCCTTCGGGGGCTCCTTTTTTTTATTTTGAACTATGCCTGCCACTTATGCTGCGTCCACAGAACTGGATGCTGTCAATCAAATACTAAGCTCTGTGGGACAGGCTCCTGTCACCACACTCGACCTTCAGAATCCTGAAGTTGCTATTGTTCTCACCACCCTACGCGAAGTCAACAAACAAGTTCAAGCTGAAGGTTGGAACTTTAACATTGAGCGTGGTTATGAATTTATTCCTGATGCATCAACTAAGGAGATTAAGTATCCCACCAATGTTCTTCAACTTGACACGTATACTCCAAAGCATCGTGATGACTTCCATCCCATTCGACGTAATGGTAAGTTCTACGATAAGCTGAAGCACACCTATCAGTGGGATGGTAAAATTGAAGCTGATGTAACTTGGCTGTTTGAGTTTGAAGATGTCCCTCCGGCTATTCAACTCTACATTACTGCCCGTGCTTCCCGTATTGCCTCTAACAAAATGGTAGGCGACGTGAACCTTTTCCAATTACTGCAAGAACAAGAAATGCAGACCCGTGCTGCTGCCATTGAATACGATTGTAATCAAGCAGATTACAGTATTTTTGGTTGGCGAGATGGGGAAAACTATTACAATAATTACCAACCGTTCCATGCGCTGATGAGATGAGCACTATTACCCAACGGATCCCAACCCTTTTGCTTGGCATTTCTCAACAACCAGATACTCTTAAATTTCCTGGTCAGGTAGTTGACGCCAACAACGTCTTTCCTGATTACGCTTTGGGGATGCTGAAGCGACCTGGCGGTAAATTTGTAGCTAACCTCCCAGGTGCTACGACTACCGGTAAGTGGTTCTCGATCCTTAGGGATAATGAGGAAAAGTATGTCGCTCAGTATGATGATAATACTTTCCGTATCTGGAGTTTAGTAGATAGTGCTTTAGGTAAAGCTGGCTCTCCCCGTGTTGTAGACATGGGTGATGATGCAGGCGTCCCTAATACTTGTAAAACAATTTCTATTACTAATGCTGGTAGTGGCTTAACCGACGGTACTTTTACTAATTTAGCTACTACCACAACAGGTAACGGTACTGGTTTGACGCTTAACCTTACTATTGCTAGTGGGGTTGTCAGCTCAGTTACTATTAATCAGTATGGCACTAACTATCCTGATGGTGCCACCATTACAATGAGTGATACAGATACATATCCTAGTGTTGAATTTTCGTATGCGTATCCACTAAAAACTAGAACAACTACTTACAATACTGAAGTAAAAGATACTGCTGATGAGTTAGAAGATTTAAATGAATTTGGTGCTGCATTTGCTCAAGCTAATCTTGGTCAAATTTCTGTAGAAACTTCTCACTTAAATGTAGTTACAACTTATGACGACATTTACAATCAAACTGTAAAAACTGGCATTGTCTACGATGACATCCGTTACACCATTACCCAAGAAATTGATGGTGGTAACGATATTCTAATTAATGATTATACCTCAGCACCTTTTACCTTTGCTGGTACTTATACCCGTAGTGGTGATACTATTACAGTTACTTCTACTGACCACGGTTTTTCAACTGGTCACTATATTAAACTCGTATTTACTTCTGGTGAAGGATCTTCCGCAACCTACAGGATTACTGTAACTAGTGATGATACCTTTACTGTAACGGACTCTATTACAGGTACTACTAGTGGTAACGTAACTATTTATGATCGGTTCCAGCTTGGAACTGAACGTACTACTGATTACCCCATTTTAAAACAGAAGGGTTTACAGGTTTATGAATTAGTAACTCAAGCAGCTGCTACCCACACAGCCGCCGAGCTAACTACTGCTACAAACAACCTAACCTCAGCTACTACAGATTATAACACTGCTGTAACCGATGAAGCTACTGCTAAAACAGCTTATGATAGTGAAGTAGCTAACTGTGTGATTTCTTCTTTACCGACTAACGCATATTTAAAAGATGCTACGGCTGATGACATTGAATTACTGACGCTCAACGATTATACGTTTGTGCTGAATAAAGCAATGCCAGCAAAAATGTTACCAGATCTAACGGCTGCTTTACCGTACCAAGCATTTATTGTCGTTGGGGTTGTTGCTTATAACGCTGATTACACCATTATTTTAAATGGTACTGAATATACAATAGGTACCCCTCAAACTACTACAGCTGGAAGTATTGACGCTGCCGCTATTGCTCAGGATATTGCTGACGAACTTAATACTATTAGTGGTATCACAGCTGTTCCTGTTGGTCCTGGTGTTTATGTTAGCAGTAATGTAGAGTTTACTATTCTTGCAGAAGGTGGTAATGTTGAAGACGCTATCTATGTATTCCAGGATAAGATCAATGTTTCTGGAAGGCTTCCTAACGAATGTCGGGATGGTTACATCGTAAAAGTTTATAACAGTGATCAGGTTGACGCTGATGATATGTGGGTCAAATTTGAAACCACAGAATTTGACGATGACAAAACCGGATTATACGGTTATAGTGCCGCGAATAATTGGGTATTAGTAACTATGGTTGATCATGGTTTTACTGATGGCGCTGTACTTCCGCTCAGTTTTATTGACGGTGACGCAGTAGGTTACGATAACATTTATACTATTTCTGTGATAGATGATGATAGTTTTAGTATAGTTATCCCTAATTTTAGTACTTTTACCCAAATAGGTTCCGTTACTACTCAACTGAGTCTATACGGCGCTGGCGTGTGGGAAGAAACGGTTTCCCCTGAGTTGAAGTATAAGATTGATCCTTTGACTATGCCTCACCAGCTTGTACGTCAGAGTGACGGTTCGTTTACTTTTGATCCTATTGATTGGGAAAATCGTTTAGTCGGTGATAATCTGACTAACCCTATTCCTAGTTTTATAGAACAGGAACAAACTATTAACAACGTTTTCTTCTACAGAAACCGGTTAGGGTTTGTCTCAAATGAAACTGTTTTTCTAGGTAAAGCTGGTGACTACTTTAATTTGTTTGCAGGTTCTGCCCAGCTAGTGGCAGCTGACGATCCAATTGACCTTAATGTTACCTCTCAGCAGCCCGTTAACCTTAACTTTGTCCAACCAGTTAGCGTCGGTCTGATTCTGTTTGGTCAGAATGAACAATTTTTGTTGTCTACTGATGCTGATATTCTTGGACCAACTACTGCAAAACTAAATACGTTGAGTAAGTATGAATGTGATTCTAAGGTAGCACCTGTTTCTCTTGGTACCACTGTAAGTTTTATCTCTAAAACATTGTTGTGGACAAGGGCTTACGAACTTAATAACATCCAAAAGGAATCGCCTGCTAATACTATTGAAATAACTAATAATGTATCTGAACTGATTCCTTCAGACATTAATGATGTTATTGCTTCACCCGCATTATCCCTGCTCTCATATGGTCAACGTGGTACTAGCACTTTATACCAATACAGGTATTTCCAAAACGGCGACCAACGGGTTGTCAATACTTGGTATAAATGGGAATTAGCTGGTAATCTACGTGAGCAGTTCTTCGATCAAACAACATTCTATGCCGTTTGTGATGACGGAACTAATGTGTTTATTCAATCGTATGACCTGACTCAATCTAGTGAACAGGGATTCTTGACATTACCTACTGGTGAAAAAACTGATGTGTGTTTAGACATGTTTACTGTTAACCCACGTCGGACCTATAATGCTGCTAACGACACAACTAGAATCTTCTTACCGTATGATCACATTACTGGTAAGATTATGAGGGCTGTGTTAGTCGGTGGTTTTATTGGCTCACCAGTTACAAACACTCAATCAATCGGTCTGATTCCCGATGATATTAATGTTGTAACAAACGATGGTGATGTAGATTACTTTGATGTTGAGGGTGATTATCGTGGACGTAATCTAGTTATTGGTTACCTTTACGATATGACTATTGAACTACCCAAACTTTACAGTGGTCAAGTATCTGGTAACAACTTTATTGCAGACTCTTCTGCTGATCTCATCCTTCACAGGATTAAAGTAAACACTGGTCTGAGTGGACCTGTTACTTATAATATTGATATTACTGGAAAAGATGGTTGGGATAATGTAGTCAATGTTACTCTTCCAAACACCTATAACTTAAACAGTGTTAACCTGTCGGCAACTGCTCAACACGTTGTTCCTATTTTCCAGCGTAACACTAACTGTAAAATTACCATTAAAGGTAATACAGCTTTCCCTGTTAGCATTACCAGTTTGGCATGGGAAGGAAATTACAACACCCGATTCTATCGTAGATCCTAATGTCTGTTTCCACCCCTAATTTTCTAGTCAGACCTGCTACTATTGACGACATACCTGCTGTACTCGACAACTTGTTAGACAATAGTTTAGAAGATCTACTTAGATCTCAAATCAATCCAGTACTAAGCCTTGCTACCGACATATCGAATAGTAAGGCTTACCTGGCTTTAACTGAAGACAACAAGCCAGCGGCACTGTTTGGGTTTGAATCTGACTGCTTCTGG